GACTTCGCCGGCGTGGTTTGCGATGAGAGCAGCATCCTGAAGAGCTTTGACGGCTCCCGCCGCAATGAGATCACCGACTTCATGCGCAAGGTGCCTTACAGGCTGTTGGCCACCGCAACCGCAGCGCCCAACGACTTTATTGAGCTAGGCACCAGCTCTGAGGCACTTGGCTACATGGGTCACATGGACATGTTGTCTCGGTTCTTCAAGAACGACCAGAACAATCTGACCAGCCGCCGCATGTACGGCGAGGCGCCCAAATGGCGGTTTAAGGGTCACGCTGAGCAGCCCTTTTGGCGTTGGGTTACTAGCTGGGCTAGGGCCTGCCGCCAGCCATCAGACCTTGGCTTTGATGATGGTCGATTCGTCTTGCCACCCCTGAACGAGGTTGACCACCTAATCGAAACCAGCAGCGTCCCCGAGGGCATGCTGTTTTCAATGCCTGCTACTGACCTGTTTGAGCAGCGAGCTGAAAAGAAGCGCACCGTCAAAGAGCGCTGTGAGCAGGTGGCCGCCATGGTCGCCGGCACTGGCCAGCCGGCCTTGGTCTGGTGCCACCTCAACGAAGAGGGGAACTTGCTGCAGCAGCTCATCCCCGACGCCATTCAAGTGTCAGGATCTGACCGTGACGATGCGAAGGAATCTCGGCTAATTGACTTTGCCGAGGGCAGGTCTCGCGTGTTAATCACTAAGCCCAAGATTGGCGCCTGGGGTCTGAACTTTCAGCAGTGCAGTCATATCACCTACTTTCCTTCTCACAGCTTTGAGCAGTATTACCAATCCGTCAGGCGCTGCTGGCGGTTTGGGCAAAAGAACCCCGTAACAGTTGACATCATCCTCACAGAGGGAGAACGGCGGATCATGGAGAACCTTCAGCGCAAGCGGGGCCAGGCCGAGCGGATGTTTGCCAGCTTGGTATCCGAGATGAACAATTCACTGGCTATTGCCAAATCTGACTACCGATCCCAACCCATCACTATTCCCTCATGGATGCCATCACCGATCGTTACGCCATCTACAACGGAGACTGCATCGAAGTTATGCGAGACCTCCCCAGCTCGTCAATCCACTTTTCGATCTACTCGCCGCCGTTTGCCGGTCTCTACGTCTACAGCTCAAACGAGCGCGACATAAGCAACTGCGCTGATTACGACCAGTTCTTTGTTCACTATGGCTTTGTCGTTTCAGAGCTGCATCGGCTGACCCTGCCTGGTCGTTTGACCGCTGTTCACTGCACCGACATTCCGTCTGGCAACAGCGGGCAGGATGCCCTGATGGATTTGCCCGGGAAGATCATTGCCTTACATGAGCGCGAGGGCTGGCACTACGTCGCCCGCCACACAATCTGGAAAGAGCCGCTGTGGGTGCGGAACCGCACCATGGTTAAGAACCTTGCCCATAAGACCATCGTTGACGATGCAGCATTTGCGGGGGTGGCATCTGCTGATTACCTGCTGATCTTCAGGCGCAGTGGCGAAAATCAAATCCCGATCGCGCATCCCACCGGACTAGACCACTACGCCGGAGAGTGCCCGATTCCCCAGGATCTGCACCGTTACAAAGGATGGACTGGCAAGCAGACGGAGAACAGGTTCAGTCACTGGATCTGGCGCCGATATGCCTCGTCCATTTGGGATGACATCAATATGGGGCGGGTGCTGCCGTTCCGTGATGGCAAAGACCCAGACGACGAGAAGCACGTCCACCCGCTGCAGCTAGACGTGATTGACCGCGCCATCTGCCTACGGTCCAACCCTGGTGAGACTGTGCTGACTCCATTCATGGGCGTTGGCAGCGAGGTCTACGGAGCGGTGCAGCTTGGCCGCCGTGGCATCGGGATTGAGCTCAAGGAGAGCTACTTCAAGCAAGCGATCAAGAACATGGAGATAGCCGTAGAAGACACACGCGCACCAGACCAGGCGGATCTGTTTGACCTGGGCCTAGGCGACACCGACGAGGTGACCGAATGAACGGACTTCAACCCTCCCACGAGATCCGCAAGCTCACCATCGTGCTGCCTGCCTCTGTCGTCGATGCCTTGCGGTCACAGCTCAGGGGTGACGAGACGATCACCGACTGCATCAAGCGGCTGGTGGTGCGTGAGGCGTTGGGGGTGGAGCGGTAGGGGTTGCGGTTCCGCATCCGCAGTAGTAAGATCTAGTCAAGCGAAACAAGGGCGGCTCCACCCGCCCCCGCTTCTGGCATCGGCCAGCACACCACGCACCCGGCCTCCGTTGCCGGTGATTCTCTCATGAGTTCTCAAATTGTTTGTTTTGACGGCAATCTTGAACTGTGTCCCGTTCCAAACGGGAAAGCCACTGACAAAGTTGCCAAGTTTAAATGGCGTCCACTAGGAAAACCGGGCGCGTTCA